GCTTCAGCATGTTCAGCGCGGTCTCCGAACGGAAGTCCCACTTCCCACTCATCGCGTTCTGCGCGAGGAAGTTGGTCTGGAAGCTCGACTTCGTGTTGAACAGCACGGGGTTGCAGAGGTTGAGCAGGCTGAACAGGTCCAGCGGGCTGTTGAGGATAGGCGTGCCAGTGGTCAGGCAGATGTTCTTCACGCTTCGCGTCTGGAGCATGTTCTCCAGCGGGTTGCTCGTGCGACGACGCATCGGGTCGCCCGACTTCCAGCCACAGTTGCCGCACGGCTTGGCGATTTTTCTACTTGGCCGTGCCTGGAGTGCGTCTGCATCCCAGAGGCCCATGATGAGCGAGCCGCAGCGCCCACAGGTGTTGTCGACGCTAACCAGCGCGTTCACGTTCTGGAAAGCCTTCGTGGTCATCTGCTTCAGGTTGTGCGCCTCGTCGACAATCACAGTGTCGGCCTGCCACATCATGAGCTTGGCGAGGGCATCCTTGTCACGCCGCCACATCTCGAAGTTGACGACCAACACGGCCTCGTCCAGCGACACAGCAGTGTCAAGAAGACGATGCCGAACTGTCTCGGCGCTGTACTTCACGCCATCGCGCTGGTAGGGCTTGGCGTTGTAGAGGTGGACCACTTCGCGATGCGGAGCCAGCACCTCTACCTCGGCGGCGAACTGCGCGCAGATGTTCGCCTCACACACGATGACGACCTTGCGAGCGCCCACGAGATCGAGCCACCCGACAGCTTCACGGGTCTTCCCGAGTCCGACACCATCACCGCATATCCAGCGGCGCGCAACGGCACCGAATCGGACGGCCTGCCACTGGTGCGGGAGGATGGCGTCGTTGTTGCCGGTGCCCTCATACCAGAGCTTGCCAGCGGCGATGCTCTCGAACCGCTCGTTGAGCTTCGACAGCCCCTCGTCAACGAGGTCGGACAGCTCGGTAGCCTGCTCCAGCTTCTCGGCACGCTCCAACTCTTCCCGAGCCTTGCGAATCTCGGCCTTGCGCTGTGCCTGCTCCTGCTCGCGAGCCTCGTGCTCGCGCATGATGCGCTCTAGCGCCTCGTTCTCTTGACGCAGGAGCGTGTCGGTCTCATCCTTCTCGATCTGGAGTTGGATGAGCCGAGCACGCTCCTGGTCGACCCTAGAGGCCAATGTTGATTCCCGTGAGCACAGCGCCTGCCAACCAGAAGACCCAGCCAGCTACCCAGCGAGCCACGGGGCTTGCCTCAGTGTCACGAATCATTGTGACCACTGCCGAGATGAGCAGCACCAGGGCTACGGCATAGAGCACCATCGAGATGATGAATAGGGTCATGAGCCGTCGTCTTCCTGCTGTGCCAGCATGTCGTCGAAGATTTCGGCGTCACGCAAATCGTCAGGGTCGGCCTCGTAGTCTGCTGATTGGTCGTCGTATTCGTTCGCGACGACCACAACAGCCATGTCTTCGTCGTATGGCCGGTCTTCGTACTCGCGTTGAGTCAGGTCTGTCTCAGCCATTTGACCGAATCCTTGACACGATGGTGTCAAACTCATCGTAGGTGAAGCGAACCTCACCGTGCGATGCAAAGCCCCTCTTATAAGAGAATCCAGGCGGGGTTTCGCGCTCCAGGCCGAACAACTCTTTGATCTTCGCGTTGATGGCGTCGATCTTCTCCTGACCGGCAATGGTCAGCAGCCTGCGGGCTTCGTCGGCAGCGGCTTTCGCTACCTCGGCAGCAGCCTTGGCATCCAGGTACTCGACCCACGGCTTGACGATCTGATTGAGGCCGAACGTAGTAAGCTCCCAGCCTTTCGGCAGCTTCGGGAGCTTCTCGATCTTGGCCTCGATCTCAGCGCGCTCTTTGGCCTTATTCCAGTGAATGCGATTGCGCTCACGAACTAGTTCGTTCCGCTCATCCCGCATTTCAATGGTGTACTTCGACGCCTTCTCAGGGCTGTCGGCAGGTTCTTCAAGCTTGTAGAAACGCCGGAACAGCACGACCACGTAACGGGCATCCTTGTCCCACTTCAGCAGCAGCCCCTGGCCTTTTCTCCATTCGTCGTAACGACTGGCAGGCCCAACGGCGTAGAGCAGCGGCTTGCCGGGAGTGGTGAACTCCACGTCTGCGAGTTTCATCAGGCGTCCTCGGGGTCTTCCTGCTCGAAGTTGGGCACGGTGCTCGGCTTGCCCTTCGGCTTGGGGGTGATCTTCAGGTACTGAGCCTGTCGGAAGTAGGCGCGCTTTTCTTCGTCGTTCAGCAGCTCCTTGATGACGTGAGTATCAGGCAGCTTGACATACAGCTCGGGGTTGGCGTCGACTGGAAACTTCTCGCGCACGAGGTCCAGGTTGAGGTCGTCGCGGTACAGCTCGGGGTTCTCGCTGACCGGCTTCTCGGCCAGGAACTCGGCAGACTTGAACGTGCTCATCTGCTCCCAGCGCTTTACGAGGAAGCCGTTCTTGCTCGGGTACTCGCCCACAGGCAGCTCGTTCTTGAACCTGATCTTCAGGTCGTCCAGCTCCTGCTGAAGCGGGGCAATAGTCTGCTCCAGCTCGTAGGCCCGAGCGATGTCGTCGGGAGTGAGCTGTTCAGTGATATCTTCGGGGTTCTTCGGCATGGTGTCCAGTGTCCTTACTTCGCGGCGCGTGCTGCTGCACGCTTCTGTCGACGGGTGATCTTCGAGGGGCGGTCGGGGTTACCGTTTCCGTGGTTGCCCTTACGGATTCGGATGGCTGCGGGAGCCTTGCTCTCGTCAGACCACTCGGGCTTGCTTTTCCAGGTTCGCATGATGATTTTCCTTAGTTCAATTCGATTTGATGTGAAAGTTAGTTTACCAGCTATTCGTCGAGACTACCACCCGCCAGCTCAAACCAGTCGGGTTTTCCCGAAACATCGTCGAGCACCTTGGAGATGTTGGCGAACGTCCCTGCCAGCACCCCGAAACTGCGTGCCAGGTCTGCGGGATTGTCGGTCATGTCGATGGACATGCTCGCGATCTCCTTGGCGATCTCGACTCGCTTAGCATTCCATTTTGACACCATACTGTCAACATGCTTGATTCCGACAGCTACGCGCTCGTCGTGGTCTGGGCCTACCTTCGCGAGCGTGCTCGTGACCGACTTGACGGCATCGGCCCCCGGCAATTTCCACTCGAACGGGTAGGTGTCTTCGATTCGCTCCGCGCCCAGCTCTTGCAAGGCACGATAGACGGTTGAGTAGCTGATGCCTGTCGACGCGACGATCTCGGGAATGCTGCGGGGCTTCTCGATGAGTGTCGCGCCTACTCGGTTGACGTTGCCGTTTCTCACGGTGTCTCTCTCTTTCTGATGTGATGCACGCCAGCCGCTGTGAAGCGCTGACCGAACTTGCGGAAGAACATTCTTGACACTTCGATGTCAGTAAGACCTGCCTTGATCTTGGCTAGCACGAACTCGTGCTCTTCCTCACTCAGCTTGTGCTTCGTCGCCTTCGGCAGGTGCTCAGCAGCAGCGGACACCTCACCTAGCGTGCTGTACCGGCGAAAGCCTGAGTTGGCGCTGTTGTCGAGAGGCACTAGCCCTCCTTCGGGAGGAAAGGCTCGCCGCACTCGTCGCACGTCAGGCCAGCCTTGTCGTAGAACGTGATCGGCACAGTCACGCCACGGCAGCCACATTCGATGCGAACTGTCGTCTTCGGCTTCGGTGCTGCTTCGACAGGGATGCGGTACGTCTTCAGCGCCTTAGCGAGTGCCGCGATCTCGGCCTTGTAGAGCTTGGCGGTCTCGCTGGGAACTGTCGTAGGCGACCAGCCGATGGACTTGTCTTCGTGAAGCTGGATACCCAGCTCTTCGCCCAGCGCCTTGAACTTGGTGTTGTGGTAGCGGCCCTGACGCGAGGTGTCTTTGATCTCGCGAGCCTCTGCCAGTGCATGTGCCGACTCGTGCAGCAGGGTGCCCATCACGTCGACTGCGCCACGCTTCAGCGACTCGCCGCTGAGCATGATCTCGTGCTGCGGCTTCTTGCCATCCCAGCTCTGCTTAGCGAAGTGGCCGTAGTTCTTCTTCGAGCTGGAGCCGATCACGAGGACCGCGTTAGGCACCTCGGGGTGCCGGGTGCGAATGGACTTGAACGCTTCGTTGGCCGCGTCAAGTATCGGCTTCATCGGGGTGTCGATCACCTTGGGGAGCACGCGACCTTTCGAGTCACGGGCCTGGGACTGAATGTTCTTCGTTGTATCGGTCATGAAAGTTAGTTTACCTGTCTTGACACTCAAATGTCAAATTAGCTTGAATTGGCTTTCGGTCAGCGTGATCAGCGTACCTTTGCCAATCAGCTTGATGCGGTAGTAGATGAGCGGCTTCCTGCTCGGGCTGTGCCCACCATTGAGCAGCGGCCCGAGCACTTCGACGATCTCGCCTGTTCGACCATCCCATTCGCTCGCGGGGACGTTGTATCGCCGGGGCATGTAGACCTCGACGGCCTTGCCTACCAGTGTGTCGGTCACGGCTCATCCAAGAATCGGTAGAGCAGCGCGACACCTGCCCAGAGCATTAGCACACCTCCGACAGTCACGAAGACCAGACCGAAGACAGCTCCGATGAAACAGGCCAGCAGCCCGAGCACCATAATCCACCCGAGCACGGCCCCACTGAGCAGCACGGCTAGCTTGCTACGCTCGCGCTTGGTCACGTTCGGCCTCTCTTTCCCAGAGCGTGCCCCGTACCGAACCGGCTCCGACACGATCACCGTTCACTATCCATGAACGGGCTAGCTGGTCGTCGTGCAGATTGGCGAACCTCTGCAAGAAGTAGTCAGACCACGGCGCGCCCTCGCCGCTGTGATTGGGCAAGGGCCATGCTCGCACGAACTTGGCCTTAGCCATGTGAAAGTTCCTCACGCTTCAGGTATGCCACTGCCCACAGCGTGCGCGTGATGGTACGCAGGCTGTCGAGTGTGTCTGTTGGTCCCCAACCCAGGAACTCGGGCAGGTTGCCTGCCGAGTAGTGGCCCGAGCCGTAGGGGTAGCGGTCGCTGGCAGGGTTCAGCCCCTGCTGGATGGTGTCGGCTCCGACCTGGAACAGCCGGGAGGTGTTGCCGTAGGTCTTCGAGCCGATGGAGTAGCCCCAGCGCGCCACGCGCTCGGGGTCGTATCCGACAGCTAGGGCTGCGTCCTTTAGGTTGTCGAATGCGCGATCGCAGTCTGCTCGGGTGGTCATGCGGTCACCTCGATAGCGAGGGTGGCAGCGCGGTAGGCGATCTGTCCCGACAGCTCGGAGAACTGCTCCAGAGTCAGGGTGATGCTCACGGCTTCGCTGTCGGAAGCGAACCATTGACCCGCACATTCATCACGGGCTTGGCTGGCGATCTCTTCAGGGGTGTAAGGCATTGCGTGTCCATTCGCGAGTAGAGCCACATCGTGTCCAAGTGGCAGAGCCTGTGGCGGGGGATTCCCCGCCAACACGTAAGACATTACCAGTTCTCCAAACCTTGTCAATCCTTTTCAGAAAACTTCTGAAAAAGTTTTGGTGAAGTGAGGCCCGGAATACCAGTCATTGGAGAGGATTGGAGAAAAATAACTGACAAAGCTCCAGAAAAGTTCAGAAGTTTTCTGAAACTCTTCCAAGGCTGCGGCGTGTCGCCAATGAAATCAGGGGTTCAGTTCACCAAAAAGTTTTCCAATTTGAAATCGCTTAGTCTCCCCTGTAGTCTCAAGCCTTAGCGACTCGGAGACGTACAGGGGATACTGGTAAAGGGAAGTGTGGTGTTAGGTCATCACTCGACCTGTTCCCCTCGCGAGTCGGCCTAGGGGCCTCTCGGGTCACAAGCGGTCTCGTAGAAGGTCATTAGCTCTAGCTAGTGGCCTTTTTTCGTTGGTAGCTGTGCAGAGCTGGAAGTTCACAAAACGTGCACGTTCGCTATGTGTTTTGGTTTCGGCTGGCAGCGTCATGATCAGTAAGTCCACTTGATTCCATGTCAGCTCGATTTCGCGAGGGCATGAAAAAACCCCCTCCGAAGAGGGGGCGTTTTCAAGATGTTGGATCACCGACCTTTCTTGACCTCGATGTGGGTCGTGTAGCTAACCCAGATGATGAATGCGACGATGAATGGCACGGCCTCCATCAGTGGTCCCCATTGGTGATGTCATGGGCCATCACTTCGTCGTGACGGTGCGACTCCTTCAGGGTGAGCCACACGCTCACTCCCGTGGCGAGCACGACGCCGATGTTGGTAAGTGAGATCAGGACACCTTCGAGTGTGAGGTGAGCTTCCATAATGAGATTTCCTTTGCATATAGGTGGAGCTATGTGTGTTGGGTAATTGCCTCATTGACAACTGAGTGTCAATTTACATGGTCTGATTTGTGCGCTATAAAAGTCCACTTGATTCCATTGGTGGAGAGCTAGCGAAGCCCGCTCCCCTTCGGGTGAGGAACGGACCCCGCGTGTGTTAGCTAGTTATCGACCTCACTCACTCCGTCAAGGCTGGAGGATACGAAGGTGGCGACGTTGTACAGGTCGTCGCTGCGGATGCCGAGCAATTCGGCAACCTCGTCGCGTGCCGAGTAGGACGAAAGGGACTGCGGAGCGTCGCGCATGGCCTCATCGCTGGAGCGGTACTCGCCCAGCCCGACACGGACGGAGAACGTGAAGGTCACGTCATACGTGGCTTCATAGTCGACGGCCATCGTCGCGTAGCCTTCTTCCTTCAGCTCGTCACGAGTGGGGATGCCGACCGCGTTACTGATCTGCTCATACACCGAGCAGTAACCCTGCGTGTCTGCCTCATCAGCGGCACGACCGAACAACGGCCATACACGGCGGTCGTCGCCGGTGATCGGCTCGTTCTTCAGCCGCTCGACTTCTGCCTTCAGCGCCTCAACCTCCCGCTGTGCAGCAGCGCGCTCTTCGACGATGGTGCGGAGCTTGCGGCGCTGGTCTGCCGTGGCTCCCAGCAACTCTGCCTGTCGCAGTGCAGCCTCATTGTCACGGGCGACGATGGCCGCAGTGTCGACGCCGACGACAGTGGACTCGTTGAGCTTGTGGGCGTCGTGCTCGTCGTTCGCGATAGCGGCCTCATTGTAGATGCCCTTGGCGATGGATGCCGCGTAGTCGTCCTGTGACAGGCGAGTAAGGAACGTGGGGTCGCCGTTCCAAGCAGTATTGCGGTAGTGGGTCGAAAGGGGGGCAAGCACATTGCCCTCGTCAGCGGTGAACAGCTGCGTGCGAGTAGTGCTAGCGGTGGTCGTGTCCATGATCGTGCCTTTCGTGTTACGTAGTGGCCTAGGTCCGAATGCCTTGGCGTTGACACAAGCTTGTCAAAGTGATGTTGTTCGCCTAATTGGTCCATTTGATTCCAACTTGCACGTATCCCAGAAAATTGAGAAAGCCCTTGGTAAACTAACCACTTCGCCATATACTGAGACAACCCACTTGGTAAACTAACAAGGAGAACACCGTGGACACCGATTACACCCGTGAAGAGATGCTGCGCCTCGCTGCCTCTCGTGCAGGCATTCGCGCTGACGCCGAGAGCATTGTGAAGACGGCAGAGACCTTCACCGACTTCGTGAAGCTGTCTAAGAAAGAGCGCAAGCGCCGAAACAAGCTGTCGGAGGGCAAGGTCGACATGGCCCGAGATGCGCGTATCGGCCTCATCGACCTGCACCCCGAAGTATTGGAGACACTGAAGGCGCTCAGTGAAGCTGTCGACCAGCTCCAGACCTACGTCATCGACAAAGGCCCCCGTATCGTTCCTGCCACCACTGACTTCAGCCACGAGGACCACCTGGATGCTGCTCAGAAGTTCGGCAGCTTCGATGAGGCGAAGGCAGCTATGTCGGGCTTCACCTACCCTGCCGGTGGCACTGCTGTCGACGACATGCCTCAGCCTCTCGATGAAGGGACTGTTCCGCAGGAGGCGACGGATGGCAATGTGACGGAAGGCGAGGGGTGGACCCCTATCTACAGCGGCCTGACGGATGGTGAGCGGGAAGCCGACACCAATGCTCGTGAGGCCCGTGGATACATCGAGGGTTGGAACGAGGCTATCCAGGCCATCGTCAACCTTCAGGAGACCCACGGCCTCACCCACGACAGCAGCGTGAGCGTGTCGCAGGTGGTCACCGAGATCGGAAAGCTCCGCAAATGAGTCTGCCACTGAGGGCAACGCTGAATGCGGCCTTGGATGAGTTGGAGGCAGCCATCGAAGCTGTCAAGCAGACCAGCCTGGAGCCGACCCCGGCACAGGTAGCTGCTGGTCTGGACGCTGAGGACTTCGGCGGTAGTTGGCAGGCAAAAGTTGGTCTGAACTACTTGAAGGGCGAGATCGAGGTGCTGCAAGATGAGCGCGATGAGGCCCGAAAGCGCGTAACCGAACTACGTGAGGCGAATGCAACACTGTCCCGACAGCTCGGCTCAAAGGACTGGGAGATCAGCCGACTCGTGAAAGAGCGAGATGCACTGATCGCTGCGAAGGGGGAAGACGATGAGTGAGCTTGACCTTGCGGCAATCGTTCATGGCCCGTTCCAGGCACCCGGCATCGAGGTGACGCAGTTCCGTAACGAGCCGATGGATTACACGACTGTTCGGCTTCGCCTGCCTATTCAGGAGATCGAGACTGCCATCAGCGACGAGTCGGCTATTCGGGGAGGCAACCAGATCATCGTCGCTGATGTCGAGAACCAGTTGAGGCAGCTCCAGCGAGGCGTCAGTCAAGCTATCGGGTTGGGGCAGATGCAGCGCCAAGCCGTAGCCCTCAGCCGTGGAGCAGGATGGGATGCAGCACTTCGCCGGGTCATCGACCGAATCGAAGAGCACCGGAGCCAGATGGACGGCTCGCTGCCGAGAGGGTGGAGCGACGTGCTCGATCTGATCAAGAACACGAAGGAGAGCAACTGATGGGCATTTTCAGGAAGAAGCCGGTCGAGGTGGAGGCACTGCCCTTCGACGGCACTGAACCCACTGCTGTCGGAATCGTCGCATGGGCAGCCAGCCACGGGTACGACGGCATCAGCTACCGACCGTTCCGCATCGGAGACAACGGCCAGGAGTATGCGCTGGAGGTGTCCACCCTCGAAGGCACGATGCTTGCCAACCCTGGCGACTACATCATCCGTGGCGTCCAGGGCGAGTTTTACCCCTGCAAGCCCGACATCTTCTGGGCAACCTACGAGGTGGTGAACTAATGCCAGGACCGAAGACTGAGCGCTTGGTCGTTGTTGAGATTGCACATCCCGGCTATGCCACGAAGAGCGCCGAGATCGCTATTCCTGTCGGGAACTTCCCCGGCTCGCTGGATGACCTCGCCATCGAGACTCACCAGCTTGTAAACGAGCTGATTCAGGAGATTCGGAAGGCAGGACCGATCTAATGGCTGAGGTTGGTGACACTTTTGTGTCAACTGACCCGTTCCTGAAGGAGCGAAGAATCATTATTCGCCTGAAGGAAGTCAAGCAGGGCCGAGACCCGAAGTTTGATCGCGACCCCGAGAGCCGGTACATCTACACCTATGAGGTGATCGGCTCCAACAAGAACGGTGCTCCGCGAGTAAGCCAGATCAATGACAGTGGACTGTCAAAACACTACGAGAAGGAAGAGAAGGATGGATGAGGAAGAGGTCGAGCTGGCAGTCGCTGAGCTGGAGGAAGAGGGTCTTGTGGAGGTGGTCGCGCCTGAGCCTCCGAAGCTAGACGTCAATATCACCCGCACGGTCTCCACCAAGATCGACGCGAAGGTGCAGATCGACAATAAGCGGACGCTCTACGTCCGAAGCCTGAACAAGGGCATCAAGCTGGCGGTGGTGACGAAGGTGAGAGTGAACTACTACCAGAACCGAAATGACCGCCAAGAGATGGTGCTTCAGGACGACGAGGCAGAGTTCGTGATCGAGGCGCTGCAAGCTGTCGTGGACGCACGCAAGGCATCCGAGTAAGATCACCCCCGAGATGAAGGGAGGCCAACCGATGGCCGAAAAGACTGAGACTGACGAAGAGAAGGTCATCCGCGAGGCCGCTGAACTGAAGGCGAGCAACACTGCTCCCGCAGCGAAGCAGCCCGTGGCGAAGGGTGCCGGTGACGGCAAGGAGGATGCGAAAGCGTTCGAGGGTCAGGTCATTTCGACTGACCACTTCACCATCACCACGGGAGACAATCTCGGGCGTCCGCTGGTGAACGTCCTGCCGGTTGGCTATGTGGGCGATGCCCCGCTGGTCATCTCTGGCTGGAAGCTCAAAGACCTCATCAGCGCTCTCGGCAAGGTCAAGAACCTGCCGAAGGAGCCTGCTGCCCCGAGCACTGACCCGTACAGCACGGGCGGCGACGAGTAGCAGTACCGGGGCTGGCCCGATCTTTCGCGCTGACTGATCGGTACAGCCCCACATTCCCCGCTGGTGTAGCGGCAACACGCCTGGTTCTGAGCCAGGTATCCGAGGTTCGAATCCTTGGTGGGGAGCGTAAGTATCACGAGAGGACATCATGCAGAACCCATTCGCAGCTCTACGAAAGTTGACAACTTTGAGTCAAAGAGCTTTCGCTGAGAAGTACGGATTCTCGCGCACGGCCATCACATTCGCTGAGTCGGGCCAGTTCGTCGAGATCAGCGATGAGCTGAACAAGGCGCTAGGCATGGAGTGTGCCGAGAAGGGCATTGACGCTCGCGGTCTGCTCGCACAGGACTACAACGCGCAGTCACTCCAGCAGGCGTACCAGACGTGGAAGAGCAACGAGCGGGCGCAGATTGCCTACAAATTTCAGGTGCCGATCAGCGGACAGCACGACAAGCAGCACAGCCCGTTCTACTACTACATCCGACAGATTGCGTCGAGCGAGCAGGCGTTCTGCAAGCTGCTGAAGGTGCCGAGCGCTACCGTGCTCCGCTACCGCGATGGCGAGACTCGCACCATGCCGAAGGCAATTGAAGAAGCGCTCCGCGAGGTGAGCTTCCCATACATGGCCGAGCTGCTGGCGCTTCAGGTCAACTGGTGGGACGAGAACAAGTCATGATCGGCCTCTGCATCTGTGTGGCCCTCTGTGCTGCTGTCGGCATCCCGTGGTCGATCTACCTCCAGTACCGGAGGACTCATGGATAACTTCGAGCTGGTCGAGTCGGGCATCGTCGTCCGTGACACGACGGGGAACAAGATCAACCGGGTGGAGACCCCTCGCGGCTTCACCGATCTCGTGTTCCGCAACGTGGTCGCGGCCTACGACGTGGCTTACCGGATGGCGGGCAAGCTGCCCTCTGTCGATGAGGTGCAGAAGCTCTACCCCCGTGCGCCGAAGAAGACCATCAGCGCGTTGTTCTTGACTGACGAGTTCAAGGACGCGATTCGCTACCGGGGCATCGAGCCTGACACGAACAGCGGGCTGACGATGGAACAGAACATGGTTCTGCTGAAGCTCAACGACGTGGGAGATCGTCGCCCGACTTCGGTGAAGCTGAAGGAGCTGGGCGTGCCTGCCTCGCGCTACCAGGCGTGGATGAACCAGCCGCTCTTCGTGCAGGCCGGGAACCAGATGGCCGAGCGCAACCTGTCGGGTGCGAACGCGATGCTGGTGAACAAGGTCATCGGTGCTGCCGACGCAGGGGACACGCGCATGATCGAGCTGGCCCTGAAGATGACGGGCCGTTGGAACCCCGACCAGATGGCGCTCGAAGACGCGAAGGCTGTCGTGCTCGCGATGGTGGAGTCCGTCATGCAGCACGTCCGAGACCCGAATATCAGAGACCTGATTCTGTCGGATATGCGCTCGCACGCTGTAGCATACGACGTGACGCACAAGATCGAAGGGTCACTGACGTGAGCGCACTCACCACGAAACTCAGCCTCTACCTCCCCGGTGGAGGCTCTTCTGGTCTCATCCTGCCCGATGAGTCGCTGGACGTTGATCGCATCAACGACAACATGAAGCTGATCGACGCGGCGATTGGCACGGGTGTTTTCACCAGCGGTACGCGACCTTCGACCCCCTTCCCTGGTCAGACCATCTACGAGTCCGACACCCGCAACTACATGTACTGGTCCATCGCATCGAGCCGGTGGGTGCCTATCGGCACGCCGAATGCGGCCAGCGATGCGCTTCGTGACGCGCTGTTCCCGGTGCCGCAGCTCGGCAACCGCGTATTCCGCACCGACAAGGGCTACGAGCAGCGCTACACCGGAACTTCGTGGGTGGGTGTCGGCAGCGATGCTGTTTTCATGACTCCAGCCAGCGTCACAGGCACTACCCCTGCTGTCGGAAACGCCACCATTCAGCCGAGTGGCCGAGTCAGCTTTTCCGGTATGTCGAAGTTGTTCCTGAACGGCATTTTCAACGCTGAGTTTGAGTCTTATGAAATCGAGTGGGAGATTGACTCGATGGCTGGTGACGCTCTCATTCTCTGTGGCTTTGGGACTGGAGGTACGCAGGACACAGCAGCCAATTACAACTACCTCACTGTTTCTGGAGGCGGCGGTACGTTGACGCAGACCCAGTCGGCTGCTCAGAGCACATTCTCTGTCGGTCGTTGTGCGGCGGGTGGTGGCACAGGGAAGTTTCTTGTGAATGGGCCATTCCTCGCTCGTCGAACCCGCTACATGGCAGATTCCGCGGACACGACGCTGTATCGACTGATGACGGGTGGTTACAACGGTACCTCGACTAGCTACACCGATTTGATCATCACCATGCCCACAACGGCTGTAAATGGCTGGATTACTGTGCGGGGGGTGCCGCTGTAATGAGCGCAAACGGAGAGCTGAAGGACAGCGAGCTTGTTACTGTTCAGCCCGGTATACGGCTGACTCCTGCCACTGCTCGGCAGTTCAACGCAGCGAAGGCTGCTGCTGCCCGAGATGGGGTGAGTCTCACTATCGTGCAGAGTTTCAACGGAGCTGGTGGTTACCGCTCCCGCGCCGTGCAGCTTGACATGCGTGCGCGCCCGAAGCTGTATGGCATCACCCCTGGTGTCACTCCCGGCCTTCCTTCCGACCACGGATGGGGCACACAGGTGGACATTGCAGGCGGTCTCGACTGGCTGATCAAGAACGGCGAGCGTTACGGATTTATCCGCAACAAACTGGCGTTCAAGGACTACAATCACTTCGGATACAACGGCACCACTGTAACGGCATCGACTGGTGCCACCCCTATCAGCGCAGAGGAAGCGAAAGAAATGTTCACCCTGTTCAATATCCCGAATGAGGGCATCTGGGTGCGCTCGCTCATCACTGGCAACCGGGCACACGTCCAGACGCCCTATCACGTCAGCCTGCTTCAGCGTTATCGTGTCGAGAACGACACGATGCTTGGCGCTGAGTGCGACATCGTGACGGCCTATCTGTCCGCTATCAACCCCGGCGCAGGCACCGTCGTACAGGACCAGCTTCGTCGTGATCTCGGCTCGATTCGTGGCGGCGACGTGGAGATGTCGCTGACAAAGATCGCTGCTGCTGTCGCAGCAGTAAAGGCACCGACGCTCACTCCCGAGCAGCTTGCCGCCATCGGCAAGGCCATCGCGGTGCCGACACCCCCGACGAAGTTCGTCATTACCGGAGAGGCACACGCATGAGCGATGTAACGAACGACCTGAACCTTCCTGCTGACCCGCCCGTGGCAGATCAGACCACGACCCCTGACAAGGCAAGCTTCCTGGCGAAGACCTCGAAGGCTTTCGCAGGCGGTGTGACCGGCCTGGTGGCCGCAGTCGGCACGAGCGTGGGCGTGGCCTTCGCTGACGGCAAGTTCGACGAGTCCGACATCTGGGTGACGCTCACCGCTCTCATCGGTGGCTTCGTTGTCGGTTTTGCGGGCGTCTACGCAGCACCGGCCAACAAGAAGTAGTCATGCACCGCTTCATCATGAAAATCCGGTGCGCGCTCGGCGTGTGCCCACGACAGGTCGCAGGCTGGCCCTGTGATGGAAGGCGATGTGAGAGATGAATCCCGACACAGACACCGTGGATGGCTACGCCGTTCCGGTAGACCCCTTCGATGACGAGATGTGCGAAAGCTGCCAGTGAGCTAAGCTGGTAGCGCCTGTGATGGGTCGCCTCGAATACCCCCTCCCCGCTGTCGCCGGGGAGGGGGTATTCTTCGTCTATGGCTGAGCTGAAGAAAAAGCAGTACGGGTCGAAGTCTGGTGAACAGACGAAGAACCTGGACGACAACCCGAAGCCCGACGCGCAGCATGTCGAGGACTTCCACACCAACGCTGACACGGACACGCGAGGCGAGTCGCTGCATCACACCCTCGGGCCTTCCCCCACGCAAGCAGCCCCCGGTGACCACAACCACGACGGCGGCACGAGTGGCCTGCTGCTGTCGGGCATGACGATCTCAGGCTCTCGCGCCTCCGACGCCTATCGACTCAGCATCAATGCCATTCTCGTCCGACTCGGGGCCACAGATTCGAGCACCCCGTAGTGCCCGCCAAGAAGGAAGTCGTCACACGCTTCGATCTCTTCGACCTGGCGGCGACCGAGCTTGACAAAAGTGTGTCAAAGCCGAATATCCTCAACTACGGGGAGCGCGACTATCCCGAGCAGATGCGATTCCACAAGAGTTCCAAGCCCGGTCGCTTCATCTCAGGAGGTAACCGAGGCGGCAAGACCGACGCCCTCGTAGTGGAGGCGATCTGGTGGGCCTCCGACACGCATCCCTTCTCGAAGCGGCCCGATAGCTGGGGCCGTGGCCCACTTTCCCTTCGCGTCGTCGTGGTCGACGTTGCCAAGGGCATCGAACAGATCATGCTCCCGAAGTTCAAGCGCTGGATGACGCGCTCCATGCTCATTGACGGGAGCTGGGAGAAGAGCTGGGATGCGAAGAACTACATCCTGACCTTCTCCAACGGTGCAACCATCGACTTCCTGACCTACGGAATGGACCTGGAGAAGCACGGTGGTGTTCCCCGGCACATTATCTTCTTCGACGAAGAGCCGCCCCGCCACATCTTCAACGAGTCCATGTCGCGTCTGTTCGACTACAAGGGCTGGTGGGTCATCGCGGCCACCCCCGTCAAGGGCATGGGCTGGACCTTCGATCTGCTCTGGGAGCCTGCTCAGGACAACCCGAAGAGCCTCATCGAGACCTACACCCTGTCGAAGGCTCAGAACCCGTGGATTGACAACGACGAAGAGCTGGACGACTTCTACACCCAGGCGATGGACGACGAAGAGCGCGATATGCGCGAGAACGGGTCATTCGTGGCGCGCTCCGGTCTCATCTTCCCCATGTTCTCCATCGACACTCATGTGATCGAGCCTCCCGACATCCGAAGCCTGCGGAACTGGGAGTGGTACACGAGTGTCGATGTAGGTCTTCACAACCCGACCGCATGGCTGTGGCACGCCGTCAGCCCGACAGGGGACATCGTGACATTTGCTGAGCACTACGCGAGCGAGATGACCGTGCCTCAGCACGCTGCTGTCGTGCTCGACCGCGAGCGGTCGTTCTACGAGGCCGCTGGCAAGGAGGTCGACGTGCGCGTAGGTGACCCGGCCATGAACCAGCGCAGTGGCATCACTGGCACGAGCTACACGATGGAATATTCGCGCTACGGCATCGACATCCATTTCGACGGCATCCCTCGCTCTGTCGAAATCGGCATCGAGAAAATGCAGCAGTATTTTCAGCTCAGGAAGAGCACCGGCTGGGGCGAGAATCGCCCGAAGTGGGTCATCTCGTCCAACTGCCCGAACTTCATCCGAGAGATGAAGAAGCTCCGCTGGGCAGAGTACAGCTCAGAGAAGATGGCTTACGGTCAGAACAAGCAGGAGGTCGTTCACAAGAAGGACGACCACGCATTTGACAGCGCTCGCTACTTCTCGACCCTGATGCCTGATCTCGGCCCCTCTATCGATGAGTTGACCAACGATGGTAAGGTGCCAACCACCATCTCGTACCAGGACATGCTTGCGAGAATGGCTGCCGACGACTCAGTGGAGTATGTTGACAACCAACTGTCAGAACCCGAGTGGTCCGTCGAATACGCCGAGGACTACTATGAAGGAGCTTTGTGATGAATGACCCTGCTGGCCGTTACCAGCTCATCGAGACTGCGATCTCAGCTCCCGGCTACGACTGGATTACCCGCTCGGAGAAGGGGCCGTTCATCGACACGGGCCTGGAGGTCAAGTTCTCCGAGTTCGGACGCCTCTACCTGTCTGTCGACACGGTGCGCGAGATGGCTGATGCCGCTGGCCTGTTCAATGAGCAGGGCGAGACCGACGCTCAGGTGGCGGCGCACGCTGCCGAATATTTCCGAGGCTACTCGGATGCTGTGAAGGAGAACCCGAATGGACACCTTGCTGATCTCGTTGAGCGTCTTGGCGCTGTCGCTGCTGCTCTTGCTGGGAGTGGTGGTGTTCTTGTGGAAGAGTCACCAGCGCTGGATGCTCCAGATGTTGAGGTCACAGGCCCGAACGGAGCTGTTGAGCCAGAGGTCTTCACGACAGATGGCCCTGCTGCTCGACAAGTCGATAGCCCTGCTCGCAGTAAAAGGGCCGCTCGAATATCAAGCAGTGCAGGTGATGAACACCGGCTATGATGAGGCCGAAAGCGCTCTGACAGAGCAGGAGCTACCCGAGGAACAGGATGGGCCGGTAAATGGCAACGAAGAGGGATTCCTCCGCGACATTGCAGACGCTGGGCTTGACCCCGACTTCTTCCGCATCCCCGAACCCTACGAACCTGCCCCCGTCGCTGGATTCGACATTCAGCCTCGATCAGTACAAGGCGAGTAAGGACGCTCAGAAACTCGTCGCCTGGGTCCAGGGCGAGCACCAGCGAGCACTGTCGGCTCGCCAGCAGAAGCAGCTCCAGTGGTGGCAGAACATGAGCATGTTCTACGGCAACCACTACGCCAAGCCGCTCCGCACGACGAACAACGTGCCGGGAGTGACAGGCAAGCTCGCCTCTCCCCGAGGCAACAACGCGACTGCCTACCGGAAGACCATCAACAAGGTCCGGTCGTTCACTCGCGCCGAGATGAGCAAGTTCCTGTCGAGCATTCCAGATGCAGTGAGTGTGCCGTCAACGGCTGAGGACCAGGATGTGCGCGCTGCCTATGCGGGGGAGCAGGTGTGGCAGAGCTATTCGGATACGAAGAAGCTCCGTCAGCACTACTCGAAGGCGATCTGGTGGATGATTCTGACAGGCAACGGCTTCGTCAAGACGTGGTGGGACGAGACCTGCACTGACCCGATGGACCCGACCGTGAACGGGGACATCACGTTCGGCTCGATCACGCCTTTCCATCTCTTCGTGCCCGACCTTCGCGAGCAGGACATCGAGGACCAGCCGCACATCATCATCGCCTACACGAAGACGGTCGACTGGTGCAAGCGCTACTTCGGTGAAGCTCTCACCGGGAAGACGCTGACCCCCGCATCGTCCAGCGCCAACTCCATCCTCGAAGAGGGCTACCTGAATCTGTCGACGACAGGGCGGCAGGCCGACTCCGTTCTCGTGTACGAGGCGTGGGTCAAGCCGGGAGCCACTGATCTCCTGCCCAATGGTGGTGTCGTGATCGTCTGCGATGACACTATTGTGTCAATGATCGACACTGGCCTGCCCTACGCGACCGGCATGTACCCGATCACCAAGTTCGAGCACATCCCCACGAGCACGTTCTACGCCGACTCCCCGATCAACGACCTGATCGGCCTCCAGAAGGAGTACAACGAGCTTCGGACGAACATCTCCTACGCGGGAAAGGTCGCTGCCGTTCCGCAGCTACTCGCGCAGAAGGGGTCGATTGTCGCGAGCCGCATCACCAACGAGGCGGGCTTGGTCATCGAGTACAAGAACGGCTACCAGCCCCCGATACCTCTCCAGCTCTCGCCGCTCCCGCAGTATTTCGTCGAGCAGCAGGACCGCATTCAGTCCGATTGGGAAGACCTGTCGGGCCAGCACGATGTCTCCCGAGGGCAGGCACCGGCTGGTGTCACTGCTGGCACGGCCATCAGCTTTCTTCAGGAGAAGGACAACGACTTCCTCACCCCGCAGTACCAGAGCGTGGAGGACGGCTTCGGCAAGATCGCCACGAGCACGCTCATGCTGTTCAACCAGTTCGTCGACCTGAAGCGGAAGATCAAGTACGTCGGCGCTGATGGTGCATTCGACACCGTGATGCTGGCGGGAGCCGACATCAAGGATGGCACCGACATCCGCATCCAGCGTGGTTCGGCCATCGGTCAGAGCAAGGCGGCTAACGAGGCGAAGGTCATGGACATGTTCCAGGTTGGCCTGATCGACCAGCCGACTGCGATGAAGCTGCTGGAGGTGGGCGGCGTTCAGAAGGTGCTCGACATCATGAACGTGGCTGAGCGCAAGGCGCAGCGCGAGAACATCAAGATGAAGCTCGGGACCGACCAGGACATCAAGGCTGCTCAGGACCAGTGGATTGCCGGTCTCGCTCAGCAGTTCCCCGAGGCTGCTGCTCTGCTTCAGCCGGGATTCGACCCAACAGCTCTCGCGCCCGAACAGCAGCAGGGTATGGCGACTCTCGCCCCCGAGCTGTACGCCGCTCTCCAGGCAGGCCCGCCCCTGCTTGTTCCTGTCGACGATTTCGATGTTCACGATGTGCATATCGACACGCACGACAAGTTCCGTATGGGCCAGGAGTACGAGACCCTGACACCGGGGCAGAAGGACCAGTTCGCTCGACATGTCGAAGCCCATATGGAAGCTCTGATGGGGTCTCAGATGAGTGCGATGGGCACGGCTGCCGCTGGTGTCGACCCGACTACAGGCGCTCCTGTCGAAGAGGGTGGTGCAGCTCCAGAAAATCCATCTGACCCGACAGGGGAGCCTGGTGCTACCCTTGCTGCTAATGGGGCAGCACCAGACATGGCCCCCGAGACTACCGGAGGCCCGTAATGGTCGACTACGACCCGTCCAATCAGAACACTGTCGCTGCCACTCGCCTCGTGCAGGCCGGTGGCAAGCCGACCATCGCTGAGCTGAAGGCCGCAATCAGCGGTTCAGGTGCCGCAGCGAAGTACCCGGCTAAGTTCATGATGGCCGCAACGAAGAACGACCTCATCTCGATCTGTCGGGTAGAGGGCATCGCAGTTGCTGGTCTTCCCGGCGCGTAATTGACAACGCCTGGTCAACCCGCAATAATCTGAAGCATCACCCCCGCCAGGGCCGAAAGGTACAGCAGGGTCACAAAAACTCGCCAGGGCCGCTTGCGGTACAGCAGAAGGAGATTTGATCTCGTGTTCAAGTTCGGTCGTTACCCGCTTCGTCTTCGCTTCATCGGAGAAGAGGGTGGTGAGACCGAAGGCACTGAAGTAGAGCCGCAAGGCGAAGTTCAGCCGTCAGCCGAGACCGGGTATAACCCGGCATGGGAACCGATCAAATCCGAGCTTGACGACATCAGCTTTCATCGCATTCAGCCGATTCTGAAGAGCTACGATCAGTCCGCTTCCCAGCGGGTGACCGAAGCCAATGCGAAGCTCGCGCCGTTCAAGGAGTTCATCGACGCGGGTATTACACCCGAAGATATGGGCACCGGACTGGCGCTGGTTCAGCGCATCAACGACCCAGAGCAGGCTGTTCAGTTCTACGAAGCTCTCGGCTCCTACCTGAAGGACAACGGACGCCTCCCCAACGAGGCAGAACTCGTCCAAGAGGTCAAGGACAACGCCGCAGAGCAGGAACCGCAAGCTGACCCCCGCCTCGATCAGATCGCTCAGCAGCAAGAAGCTATGGCTCAGTTCTTGCAGCAGCAGGAGTACGAGAAGGCGGTCCAGAAAGCCGACTCCGATCTGACGCAAGAGCAGAACGCTCTGAAGGCAGCTCATCCCGAGCTGACTGATGCGAACGTGAAAGAGATCATCCGTCAAGCAGCCGCACAAGCACAGATGACCGGCCAGGTGCCCTCTCTCGCAGAGGTTCACGACGGTTGGTTCACTGAACTTCGTACCCAGTTCCTGTCAACACCACGACCGGGGGACTCGGCACCGAAGTTGCTGCCTACGTCCGGTGGTCTCCCGAACGCTGTTCCCCAGAAGAAGCTCGGGGAGCTGTCGCGAGATGAGACTCAGGACATCATCGCTGGACTGATCGAGTCCAATCGAGGGTAGCAACCTAGAGGCCGGGACTTCCACCACTCACAGAAAAGGAAGATCATGGCCGCAACGCTCGCTACGATCACCCCGTACCTCAAAGAGGTATACCAGGGGCGCATTCGTGAACAGCTCAACACGGAGGTCGTCACCCTGAAGCGCATCACGCGCTCCAGCTCGGGTGTCACCTCCGAGACCGGTGGAAAGTACGTCACTTTCCCCATCCACACTCGCCGTAACAACGGTATCGGCTCGCGTCTGGAGTCCGAGGTTCTGCCTACCCCCGGTCAGCAGGGCTACGCCGCCGCACGAGTCGGCCTGAAGTACGCCTACGGTGGACTCCAGCTCACCGGCCAGATGATCGCTCTGTCGGACACCGACGCGAAGGCATTCGCGAAGGGTCTCGACACTGAGGTTGAGGGTCTGAAGAACGACGCTGTGAAGGACATGAACCGTCAGATTTACGCTGACGGTACTGGCCGCATCGCGACGATGAAGACCACGGCATCGGCCAACACGTTCAACGTGGACGACGCTCGCCTCTTCCAGATCGGTGAGAACGTCGACATCGTGACCCTGCCGAACACGGTGGCGGTCACTGGTCGCCTCGTCGTTTCGGTCTCTCTCACGGGTGGCACGGCTGACACCGTGACCCTGAGCGGTGCCGCCTTCGCTGGTGTCGCTGGTCAGATTTTCGTCCGACAGGGTTCTGGCCCTGCTGTGGCGGGAAACCGCGAGATCACCGGCTTCGGTGCCATCGTCAGCAACACGGGTGCGCTCTACAACGTGGACCCGGCCACTGAGCCGACGTGGGCAGCTACTGTCGACGCCAACGGTGGTACGGCACGCGCCCTCTCCGAGGGTCGCATGATCACGATGGCCGACAACATCCGTACTCAGGGTGGGACCACGACCGTCATCTTCCAGTCGCTCGGCCTCCGTCGTGCGTACTTCAACCTCCTGTCGCAGCAGCGCCAGGTCGTGAACACGCAGGACTTCAAGGGTGGCTTCACCGGCCTCGCCTTCACCACCGACCGGGGCGAAATCCCCGTCGTGGCCGACCCCGATGCTCCGCTGGGCAAGCAGTGGTTCATCAACGAGGACGCTCTCACGTACTACCGTGACGAAGAGTGGCACTGGCTCGACCGTGACGGCTCGATGTGGAAGCAGGTGCGTGACGCTTCTGGCGACTACGACGCCTACTACGCTCGACTCGTCGAGTACCACGAACTCGGTACCGAGCGCCGCAACACGCACGGTCTGATCGCGGACCTCACCGAGGCGTAAGCCTCGCAAGGCAACCGAAAGAGGGTCAGCCAGCTCACAAGGCTGGTTGGCCCTCTTTCCTTTTGACATAGGAGTGTCAACATGGCTAAGGGTCAGTTGGAGTATCTTCAGACGGTTTCGGGCCTCTCAAAAGGCTCGCTCTCCGATCACATGAATGCAGCGTTTATTGCCGCTGGTGGTGAGCTTGCGTTTTATCGAGCGTTCAACGGAGCCAACAAGCTTTCGCTCTCGGATAATGCAAGGTTGTACTACGCCACCAAGACAGGGAAGACTGGCTCAGTAGCCGATCTCCAGGCATACTATTGGGCCAATCCCAACTGAGCTAGGATGCCCCTATGGAAACGCACCTCTCTGAAAACGCTACGGTCTGGGATTCTGCCACCGGAGCGTTCATCTCGACAGCTCACCAGCGCCTAGCTGAGGTGCTGAACGAGTACAACCCGTACTTCAGCTTGGTCTTCATCCCCCCGGCCAACCGGGACGCAACCGACACGAAGCCGTTTGCTATTCTCGACAGCTCCCCCGGCAAGCCGAAGCACATCATTCGCTATCTGTCGGAGCGTGAGATGGAGAATCCCAGCGAGATAATCGGCTGGATTTTCAACGGTGATATGAGCAAGCACCGTCCGGTCGACGTGTTTCAGCGGCTGGAGAACGAGCGAGTCGCCAAGGAACTTCTCGACCTGAAGGCTCGCGAAGAAGAGGCTGAGGCTCGCGAGGACTTCGCGGACTGGGTGTTCGGTGAGGGGCCGGGCCATGCCGGTAACTTTGCCAAGCACAACGGACAGACCTACCGCCGCTAGGAGGCATCATGGCGTACTCGCCATCCACCCGCACCGTGCAGGACGTGATCAAGAACGTCCAGCGCTCCTTCGGTGACGAGTCGGGCGTCCAGCTCACCAACTCCGACATCTTCATGTGGGTCAACGACGCCTGTGACGAGATCGTGAAGCGCAATCGCATCAACAAGGCGAAGGCCACGATTCCCTCTGTGGCAGGGCAGGCTGACTACAGTTTCTCGGCGCTCAACATCATGCAGGTGGAGGCCATCCATTTCGGAGGCCAGCGCATCCCGAACATGAGCTTCGCAGAGGCTGAAGAGCAGGTGATCGGTCGCGACGGTGTGACCACACAGGCGGGCATTCCGATGCTCTGGTATGAATGGGCTGGCACCTTCACCTTCTACCCTGTGCCGAACGCCTCGGGCACGGACATCGTGGTGTACTACACCGGCCAGCCGACGAAGGTGACAGCCACCACCGACCTTCTCCCCCTGTCGGACAAGTACTACAACGACATCGTGAACTTCGTGCTCCTGAAGGCGTACGAGATGGACGAAGACCCCCAGATGAGCCAGCTCAAAGGCCAGCAGTTCGACGCCTCTCTCGCAGCGATGGGCGAGGAAGAGCGCGAGGCCCAGAACATGACCTATCCGACCATCACCGTGCTCGACTTCGGAGGCTGACATGCCGGGTGATGCCACCCAGATCGGCCCGTGGGTAGGCGGGCTGAACACGCAGAGCGATCAGACCTCTGTGGCCGACAACCAGGCCGTCGTCATCGAGAACATGGAGCTGGACCTCGATGGCTCCCTCGTGTCGCGGCCCCCTATCGTCGATCTCAACGTCAGCTTCCCTCTCGGAGCCACGGGCAACATGCAGTTGCTCGGGTACTTCTATGCTCCTGGAGGCGTGCCATACCTGCTTGCAAGCGACGGCCTTAGCTCGACCTACTATTTCACCGGCAACGCCTGGACGCTGCTGACCAGCACCATTGCAGCGAGCGCGATGGCTCAGTTCAACGGACTGGCATACTTGCTGGCACCTGTCGGCTCAGCCAACCCTGGCGGCACATGGTCCCCGGCGACGGGCTTCGTTGCTGAGCCGAACATGCCGAAGGGCGAGGCCATCGTCGCCTACAAGTTTCGGCTCTGGGTAGCTGTCGGACGCGATGCTGTGACCAACGGCACGTCGATGTACTACTCGAAGGTGCTCGGCACTGCTGGCGGCATCTGGGTAGCTGCTCCTGATTTCATCAACATCGGAGCGGGCGACGGCCAGAACATCGTCCAGCTCGTGGTCTACTACCAGTCCATCCTGATCTTCCGCACGTCGAGCACCTACAGCTTCCAGTTCACCAGCGACCCCTCAGCAGGCCAGATTTCGCTCATCCTGCCGAACATCGGACTGTCAGACAAGGATGCAGTCGCGAGCTTCGAGAGCTTCCTGTACTTCATGTACAACGACAAGGCGTACGAGTTCATCAACAACCGGGCCTCTCAGGTGAATAGCTCTGTGCCGCTTCGAGCTGTCTCGCGCTCGGGCATCTACAAGCCGTTCGCTGTGTCGGTCTTCGGCAACCGGGCGATCTTCAGCTACTATGACACGATGTTCGTGTTCAACATCGTCACGCGCACCTGGACGACGTGGATATCTCCGCTTCGAGGCTCTATCGGGCGCATAGTGATGTCGCAGCAGGCGGGCACTGCCTTCCCCGTCGCCATCGCGCACAGTTCGCAGTTCGTTGCCTCGGGGGGTGGCCGCGTGGCGAAGACGCTCCGTATCACAGACGGCATCACCACGGATGCTGAGGCGTTCACCTGCACCCTCCAGACGAAGAACTACAACTACAACACCAGCTCGGCGTACAAGCGCCTGTTCTGGTGGGGTGTCGATGCGATTTTCCGGTCCACAGTCACGGCCATTGTGACGCCCATCGTCTACAACTACTCGGTGACGTGGGGACAGGCGCGAGCAGCTTCGACGTGGGGGCAGGCTCGCCTGTTCACATGGGGCCAGCCGCTCAACGGCACCATCGCGGTGCAGACCGATCGCAACACAGCAGGCGGTGGCGCGATCAGGAAGTTCGTCAAGTTCGACAAGAGCCTTCGCTTCCGACAGGTCAATTTCAAGCTGGTATTCACCACGGATGGCTCCACGACGACCAGCCCGGTTCGCATCTTCTCTCTGATGACCTATGTGAAGGTCAAGGAAAGAGTGGTCCAGACCGTCACCTAGCGGTTATGATGTCCCCATGCTCGGGAATCCACGTCGCAAGGTGCAGGCGCAGTTTGGGAACCCTGCTGCCCAGGGCGGGGGCGGTTTCAACGCTCTGGCAGCAGGGAACAAGCATTACGGCGGTGGCCGACCGATGCCCACGACCGGAAAGGTAGTCGACAAGCTCGGCTACGCACAACGTGATGCCGCAGCAGCGGCTCGGAAAGAGGCACTGCTTCGCAGGGCCAAAGGAGGAATCTAATGGCTTTCAGTGATGCGGCTAACCGGGTAACCCCGGCACCGAAGAAGACTTCGGCTCTTCAGTCGAAGGCGAACACGCTGTTCAACCCCGGCCCCAACTCGCTTGCCTCGCGCATGAACGCAACGGCTATGGTGCCTGCCACCCGCCCTGTCGCGAATACGCCCGCCCCGGCTCCGTCGCGTCGTGTGAGCTACAGCACTGGTGGGGGTGTCGGTGGAGGGGTAGCTGCTGATGCGGCTCCTGCCATGTCTGACGAGGACTACCTCGGAGGCGACTCGCAGTACCAGCTTCAGCTCGCAGCCCTCCAGAAGGCACTCGCTGACGAGCAGGCAGACACCACGGCGCAGAAGACGAAGTACAACACCGACTACAGCGATGCGGTCAAGCAGCTCGGCTGGCTCCAGGACGACCCGACCACGGCTGATGTCGACGAGGGTGCGTGGAACTTCCAGGATGCGACGACTGCTGCCGGTCGTGCCTTCCAGAATCAGCAGAACGATTTCGCTGGTCGTGGCCTGCTCCAGTCCAGCGCCTACGCGCAGAAGAACGACGACCTGACCCGCTCGCTGAATGATCAGCTCGGCTCGACCAACAAGGCCAAGCAGTCGTTCCTCGATGACCTGGCACGTCAGCAGGGCACCTTCGCCAGCGACAACCAGAACCAGATTCAGCAGGCTCGCATCGAAGCCCTCGCACGTCGCGCCAGCGGCGTTTCCCTCACCTAGGAGTCCTCATGGCTGACAAGCCGAAGAAGCCGCAGCCGAAGACCATCTGGGGCACCCCCGCAGTCGACACGAAGAACAGTGCGTTCAACGATTTCGTCAAGGGCATCTCCAGCTACTTCGGTGATGTGGCTCAGCGCAGCCAGCAGCCTCAGCAGCGCCCGAGCCGGTTCGGGACTGCCCCGCATGTTGTCGGAAGCGCGGGTGTGCCGACGACCAAGGCTCCGAAGATCGTTCACGAGGACGAGTCCAGCCGTCGTCAGTCCACTGACCAGCGTGGAAGGGGTCAGGCCGCTCGCGACCTCGCCCAGCAGCTTGTCGGTCAGCTCCCTGAGACCCCGGCCAAGTCCCTTGCGGACTACATGGCTCAGGCTCGCGCTATGGGTCTCGGCGGGGGCGACGGCACGAACTACGACGCGCTCATAAACCAGATCAAGGCCAACGGGCAGTCCGGTGACGCCAAGCTCGCGGCAATGTACCAGCAGCTCGCGGACAAGAACGCTTCGGACTCCAGCGTGATCAAGGCCAATTTTGACACTTCGGGGTCAAGCATCACTGCTGCCTCTGATGCTGCCTCGAAGGACACTGCTCAGGCGTACAACCAGACCCGACAGGCTCAGACGCAGCAGCTCAACGATCTCGGTATCGGGGATGCTGCCGCTGTGCTCGCAGCCAACGGTGGGCAGGCCGCTCGGGACCAGAACGTGGCCCTGTCGAACATCGCGACCAACAAGGCCGCTGATGTGAACCAGAACACGGCCCATGCCGCGAACGCACAGCAGTACAACACTGGTGTCGTCGAGTCGAACCGCTCTCAGGGTGTCGAAGCTCGGAGCGGTCTTCAGCAGCAGCTCGCGGCCAAGCTCGCTGAGCTGGAGTCGGCCAAGGCATCTGCTTCCAGCGGAAGCCAGGATGCCGTGTTCAACGCTGCTCTGAAGCTCCAGGGCATGGACCCCGACAACCCGAGCAACATCGCTGCCGCTCAGCAGGACTCCGTGGCGAAAGACCTCGCGAACCAGTACAAGGCGAGCCAGATCGCGCTCAACCAGGCGAAAGCTTCTGGAAGCGCACAGACCGTTCAGGACGCTCTTGCTAGTAGTGTGAGTGCTCAGAACAAGCTGCACAAGGTGTTCCTCCAGTCTGGAGGCAACGACAACGTGGCAGATTTCACAGCATGGCTGAAGGCGGTACAGCTCTCAGGCAGCATCGCAGGTTAGGAGACTAGGTGGCTACCCAGCCCACACCCCCCAAGTCTGCTGCTCAGTACCTCGCTGAGGCCAAGGCATTCACCAAGCCTACGGTGAAGGCTCCTGCACCTGATCTGTCGGAGCTGAAGGCGACCCCGTTCGGGGGCGGTGCCAAGAAGGGTCCACAAGACCCGGTGAGCTGGCTCACTGACATCCTCTCGCGTCCGCTATACGCCGTCACTGACCAGTTCAAGGCAGCCATCGACAGCGGTGCTGACGCGGTTGATCACCTCTCGAAGGGCGATGTAGGCGGGGCGGTCAAGGCCGTCGTCGACGACAACCTGAAGCACAACGCGGTGAAGGGCTTCTTCTCGACCGACGAGGCGAACAAGAACACCACGAGCGACCTGATTGAGGACGCTACTGATACTGTCGGGAAGCACGACCCGAACTACGTCGACCGCAAGAACAATGTCAACGAGATTCTGAAGGGCACACTCGGATTCGCTGGCGATCTCGCGTTCGACCCGACGACCTACATCCCCGGCGCGCAGATCGCCAAAGGGCTGAACATCGCGGCGAAGGCCGTGAAGGGTCTCAGCGAGGGTGGCAAGGTAGCTGTCGATGCGATCAAGGCCGCGAAGAAGGGTGAGAAGGTCGCTGACGATCTCGCTACCGACGTGCCGATCACTGTCGAGAATGCCGTGGATTCGGCTGCTGCCAAGTCTGAGCCGGTCGTCGACACCACCCCCGACGCTCCAGAGGCGCTTCCTGAGCCGACTGCCGCTGAGCAGCTTGTCGGACACGTTCGTGGTGTCGAGAAGAAGGCCATCCTCGCCATTGGCAACCCGAAGCACGCCGACATCAAGACTGCTCTCGCTTCGCTGAAGCCCTTCGAGCGTGAGCCACTGGTCAAGGCCGCTGCTGACCCGGCGAATGCCAAGCCCCTCGCGTTCAAGGACTGGCTGGATGGCGCGAACAAGGAGTTCGACAAGCTCTTCGAGATCAAGCCCGACACGAAGATCACCGATGCCAAGAAGCTCGGTGGCCTGAAGGTCGGTGACGAGGTGGTGTCGCTGCCTATCGCCATCGCTCGCGCCCAGAAGGGCGATGCGCCTGCTCTCGAAGCTCTCGGAGCGTTCCACCGTGGCTACTACACCAAGGGCTTCCTCGCGAAGGCTGCTGAGGGCAAGCTCATTTCTCCACTCGGCAAGGAGATCAAGCCGGTATCGGCCCCTGTGGTCGACGCGAGCAAGCTGAGCGAGCTGGAGCAGACCGCGAGCAAAGACCTGGCTGATGTCGATGCATGGAACCGCGCTGTGGAGGCTCCTGACGAGCTTGCTCCCTACGCAGATGCAGCCACCGGCAACCGGATGACGAATGCTGAGTGGATTCAGAAGGAGATCGAGGGCCACAACGAGGTTGCCACCGATGGATTCGCCCAGCACGACCACTCCAGCGTGCTCGATTGGATGATCAACGAGTCGGACAAGTCTCAGGCAGCTTTTGAGGCTGCTCAGCAGGCTGCTGACCCTGGCGCTCGCACGGTGCTCAACTCTCTTCAGGCGTTCAAGAGCAACGCTCGCGGCGACGAGGCGTTCATCCGTGGAGCGCTTGGCAATGATCTCGTAGACAACCTCCAGCAGTTCACAAACCCTGCCCAGTTTGACAAAACAGTGTCAAATCTGAGCGCCATCATGAACGGCTCGATCAACGTCACTGCGCTGAAGGAGATCAAGGGCACCAGCGCTCGGCTGCTGGAGCGTCTGGGATTCGAGAACCCCGGCTCCATCCCCGAAGAGATCAACAAGCTCCGAGATGCAGTAGGCGAGCCTCTTCCCACGGCCAAGGGCAAGATCGACACCCGTGCCCTGCTCGATAGCATGAACACGGACGACGTGCCGCAAGAGTTCATCGACCTGTCGAACAAGGTGCTCACTGAGACCACGATGAAGAACGTTGTGGCGATCAAGAACCCGGTCGACTTCCCCTACACGACCAGCTACGAGAAGGCTGCTCGCACGGACAAGGAGCTGGGGCAGGGCACCGGCAACATCGGCAACGAGTGGAACACCTACACGCAGGCCGACGCCTTCTACGCCACGCTCAACAACTCGAAGAGAGCTGTCGAGACCCTTCCTGGTGTCAATCCGAAGGCGCTGTTTGGCGCGACCTTCGCTCGGGCGAAGTCTGCTGCTGTCCGACAGTCTCTGCGACTCTCCGAGCGCGCTCTGGACGCTCAGGGCATCCCGATGACGCTTGGTGTCGGATTCAACAACGGCGCTGAGAAGGTGCTGCTCGGCCAGTCTCAGGTGCTCGACATCCTGAACGGTGTGGATGCCAACCTGCTCGATGTGGTGGCTTTCAACAAGGCCACCAGCGTGCCGATAACGAACCTCTATGACGCAGTGTTCGCTGCTGTCCACGGAGGCACTGATGACGAGATCAAGGCACTGCTCGCCAACGTGCAGAACGCCTACGGCACGAAGACCTTCGAGAACCGCATGATGCATCCCGAAGTCACTACCAAGGGCAGCCGACAGTATTCCTTCGGCACGAAGGTCTACAAGCCGGGAGAGCTGCTGGACCCGGTTGCAGCCATGATTCGCAAGGCTGTGCCTCAGCTCCAGAAGACGGTAGAGCTGAACGCTGCTGCTCACGAGGCGCGTGGTCTGTCGGAGACCATGAAGATGACCAACGAGCAGCTTCAGTACCTCGAAGAGATGTATGCCAAGCCGGGGGGATTCTCCGACTTGCTCCAGGCTGTAGCTGACACTGGCACTCGTGTTGTGGACGAGGCCAAGAAGATCGGCGCACTCGACGAGAGCACGCTGAAGACTGGAGCGGTCCTGAGCGGGTCTATCCCGGCTGGAGACATGGCGACGGCGAAGGCCGCTGTGAAGACCGCTGAGGCGGCTGCCAAGGTCTTCGACCCGAAGGATATCCGAGAGATGGAGCGTGCGGGCGCTGCCATCGCTCAGGAGAAGTACGAGGCCATCACGAAGGCCACAGCGCTCGCGACCGACAGCCCCACGCTCGACATCGGTGAGATCACGCAGCGCAACATGGCGAAGGGCTTCTTCGCTGCCTTCGCTCCGCTGAGCCGGGTGTTCGGCAACAAGCTGCTGCACGACGACTACCGCGAAGTCACTGACATGCTCCAGGGCGTGCTCCAGGTGTCGAAGGACTCGCTCACCAAGTTCGACAAGGCATTCGACCCTGAGACCAAGCGCCTCGCGATGTACGCGCTCCAGAAGGGCACTGCCTCCAGCACCCCTGAAGTGGCCGCAGCGATGGAGCAGCTTCGTCCGCTGGTAGAGCAGGTGTTTGGCTCGGCTGAGAACTTCAGCCTGAAGGACAACGGATTCTTCCGAGAGGGCAACAGCCTCTACCACCTGAACGCGGTGCTCGATCAGAAGGGACTCGGAGAGTTCCTGATCGACGTGGATGCAGCTCAGGCGGCATCGAAGGCCAGCGGCAAGTCGCTCATCGACGAGGCGGCTGCTCAGTGGATGAACCACTCGGTTGCTGACCCGACTGAGTACATGAACAAGATGTTCTCCGCGTTCGCCCAGATCAACGCTCACCACGTCCTCGCGATGGATGCGGTCATGAAGGCCAAGCAGTACGGTGCCTTCTCGAACGTGCCCAAAGAAGGCTTCGTCCGCATGGTCAACGATTCGGGCAAGTCGGTCCTGGCGAGCTACTTCCCTCGGGAAATCTACATCGAGAAGAACGTCGCTGAGCAGATCGGTGTCGTCGACAGCCTGCTCCGTGAAACGCTCGATCTCGGTGGGCCTATCGGTGGCTTCGTGCGGAACGTCTACAAGCCTGCTCTCGATATGTTCAAGACCGGCATGACGATCATCAACCCTGCTCACCACGTCCGCAACGCTCTGTCGGACATGGACCTGACCCGCAACGCTGAGGGCTTCACCACCAAGCCGATCTACAAGTGGGCGATGGAAGCTCTCGCGACCCACAACAGCTACGACCAGTTCGACGCTATCGCTGCTCTAAACGGCATCCACGCTCGCCCGAAGCCCGGTCGCACCCTGTTCAAGGGTGGCCTCGCCAAAGAGGGCGTCAGCCCCGCTGATCTCTACACTGCGATGGCGGGCCGTGGCGCGCTGCCGAACTACAAGCGCCTGGAGAACCTGGACGAGCTTCAGTCTCAGTCGCTGGCTGGTCGCATTGAGACCTCCTTGCAGAACACGAAGGTCATCCGTGCCGCTGGAGCACTGTCGGAGGCTAACTCGCACTGGACGCGACTCGCTCACGCTGCTCAGTTCGTCGAGAAGAACATCAACAACACCAAGGAGTACAAGAGCCTCGACGAGCTGTACGAGGCTGCTGCTCAGCGAGTGAAGAAGTGGCACCCTGACGGCTCTGACCTGTCTCAGTTCGACCAGATCGCTCGACTGATCATCCCGTTCTACTCGTGGCAGCGCAAGAGCATCCCCCTCGTGCTGGAGACCTTCTTGCTGCACCCGGCACGCGCTCAGGTGCTCCCGAAGGCGAGCTACAACCTGGCTGTGGCGATGGGCGTCAACCCCGACTCGCTCAATGACCCCTTCCCTGACGACCAGATGTTCCCGAGCTACCTCACCGGGCAGACTTTCGGGCCTCAGTTCAAGGTCGGCGGGAAGTATTACGGCATCAACCCCGGCTTCGCTACCTCGGGAACCCTTGACACCTACCTGTCAGGGAACCCGCTTCAGAGCATCCTCGGGCAGGTCAGCCCGTTCATCCGAGCACCCTTCGAGCTGGCGACCGGAACCAACGTCGGCACCGGCTCGCGCATCAACGATCTGTCGGACTACTTCGACAGTCAGCTTCCTGTCGTGGCCCCGGTATCTCGTTTGACAGGGAACAGTGTCACTGGCTCGATTTTGAGTACACTTCAGGGGAAGGGTCTGGACCCGCAGTACCAGATCGCGGCAGGGAACAAAGACCCTGGCGTGAGCGCGGCAACGGCCCTCGCCAATTACCTCTCTGGTGCAGGCGTCACCCCGATGTCGCAGCAGAACCAAATCAACTACGCAGAGATCGAGAAGCGTAACGCAGCCGCGAAGGAGAGCAAGTAGATGGCACTCACCCCCATCGTGCTTCCTTCGGCACGACTCGCGAGCTACGCCAAGCCGGTCGCGGCTGCTCCGAGCAAGATAGCCGCACCCTCCAGTAGTACTCAGTTGGCCCAGTTTGCCACCCAGCAGCTCGGAGGACTGACTCAGACACCGAATGTAGCCGGTGCAGGCATCAAAGCCCCTCAGACGGACGCTGGGAGCGGCCTGCTGCTGCCCAAAACGGCAGTCGGCAACCAGTTGGAGCAGACGAAGTCGAATCTGGCCGCTGGAGCGAAGCGAGTCAACCAGCTCTACGCGCTCCGTCAGCAGCAGAAAGCTGTCGGGCAGAACCTCGCGCAGACGCGCAGCTCGGGCTTCATGGTAGGTCGGCAGGCATCGGCCTCGAACAAGAACAGCATCGCTTCTATTGACAGCCGTTTGTCAAGATACGGCTCGGGCTACCTCTCGAACAGTGCAGCCCGACAGCTCACCGCTCTGAACGCTGCCTATCACGCAGCCACGGGTGGCGCTCTCTCACTCACGGAAGGCTGGCGCTCGCTCAGCCGACAGCAGCAGCTCTACGCGCTGTACCGTGCAGGCAAGGGCAACCTGGCAGCGAGGCCGGGTACGTCGGTCCATGAGACTGGCAACGCAGCAGACCTCGGCGGCTTCGGCGGTCAGGGGTCGGCTGGATTCAACTGGCTCGTGCAGAACGCGGGCAAGTTCGGCTGGTCGTGGGCGGGGCGCAACTTCTCCCAGATCGAGCCGTGGCACTGGGAATATGTGGGGGGCTAACGTTGGACGTATTGAGCATTATTGGGTCATCGCCGCTGACTCCCATCACCCTGTCGCTGGCTTCAATCTCGCTGATTATCACGGCCTTCGCTCGCGGCTGGATTGTGAGCAAGTTCACTGTCGAGTCGCTGCTGGCGGTGCAGAACCTCCGCATCGCTGAGGCCATCAAGAGGGGCGACGACTACAAGACCGCGTGGGAGCTGTCGGAGCAGCGAGCTGACACTCTCCAGGCACTTGTAGACAAACTCACCGCTGTAGGCAACTCGGTCGATAAGATTCTCCTAGCCCTTCCTGTACCCCCTTCGGGGGGCAGTAACGACGAGGTGAGCACATGACGTTCTTCCGCAAGAAGCAGCTCGACCTAATACCTTCCGTCCCAAGCGATCAGACTGACCGGCGTGAGGCCATTCAGCGATCTCGGAAGAAGCTCGAAGAGGCTAAGGCGTCTGTGCCGAAAGCGCTGAAGGTGGTCGACTCTCTCCAGGGTCACGACAGCCAAAACCACTACCAGCAGCGCCTTATGCTTGCGTATGGGAAGGTGATACCGAATGCTGACTGAAATCCTCAACGAGATCGCTGATGTCGTGATCTACTCGGCCATCATCCCGCTGCTCATTTTCATCTTCCGGTACACCACCCGCAGCCCCTTCGAGCGCACCCCCGAAGGTGTGAACGCCCTGCTGAAGAAGGTCTCTCAGGCACTCCTGGTCATCGTGATTGGAACTAGCCTGCTCTTCGGCTCGTACATCGGTCGCGAGTACGTCCGCATCATCGTCTACACCAGCGTCACGCTGTTCTTCTGGGTCGATGTCGTGCAGCTCATTCGAGTCCAGCGCCAGTACCCCTTCTACCGCTTCGGTAAGAAGAAGTCCCGCCGTAAATGAGGAATGACCCGAGAGAGCGAATCATCTCGGGTCATTCCGCGCACAGTGGACACGATGCCTTGACATTCTAACCTTCGTCGGCCACCGGGTGCAAGATGCCCTGCTGCTCGAAGAACCAGTAGCCGTGTAGGTAGGCGCTCACGTCGTCCGCGAAGTGCGTGACGATCTTCGTGCGCGTGTGCAATGCGGCGATCTTCAGGATGGCAGGCTGCTGAGCTACGAACTTGGCTCCCATGCGCTTCGCGAAAGCCTTCGCCACACCGATGCCCTGGCTGGCCTTCAGCTTGTTGCCCTTCGCGTTCAGTCGACCTCGCTGGCCTCGAAGAGTGAAGTCCTCGCAGACCACCACTGCAATGTCGGCCATTGACAGCTCGTTGTCAAGATAGTCGATCAGCTCTTCCAGAGAGAGCTTCCAGTTCCCTTTGAGCACGCCTTCGTTGCTCCACACCGCGATGCCGCAAGTGTCTCCAGGGTCGATGCTTACTACCGTCATGCGAATGCCAGCCTTTCGTTGCGTAGCTCGACACGGATACGGTTGCCGTCGATGGAGTTGCACGGGCCGCAAGCAGGCCTGATGTTGCTCCGACAGTAGGTGCCTCCGCGAGCACCAGGGATGATGCGGTCCACAGTCAGTGTGTGCCAGTCGACCTCGATCTCACAAAAGAAGCAGGGAGCAGTGTAGCCATCCCCGAAGGTCTCCAGCAGCCACGCCTTGCGCCGTCTACGGCTGTAGCTCGACCCTGAGCTGTTTCCGTTGCTCGTGCCCCTGTCGCTCACTCCCAGACCTCCCCGGCGTAGCGCATGATCTCGGTGCCATTGGGCAGCTTCTCGCGCTTGTAGACGTAGCAGCCGACAGCAGGCGGCACGACGTGATTGCCGATCAGTCGTGGTGTCGGGATGCGCCCGATTCCAGCGACGTACTGCTCTGCCCCTTCAGGCAGAGCCATCTCGGTGCCGTCTAGTGGCCCCCATAGAAACTTCATTTGACCCACGGCTCCACTTCGACTGCGAACTTGACATCGAAGAGATCGTGACCCACAGCCCGGTTCACGTCCTCCATGCACGCCTTGATTTTCGGCATGTACTCTTCCACCAGCTCGGTGCGGACCTCGAAGGTGATGCTGTCGTGGACCTGTAGAAGCATCCGACAGTCCTCGCTGTCCAGCTCGTTGTAGACCTGCACCATGATGCGCTCCACCACGTCGGCAGCGCCCCCCTGAATCACGCTGTTCATCGCCTTGTAGCTCTCGGAGCTGTACTGGAAGTGGCGGTAGCGGCCACTCCAGATGCGGATACGCATGTCGCGCTCAGCCGTGTCCGCACAACGCTGTGCGAAGCGAGCGAAAGCAGGGTAGGTGTTCTTGTAGTTGCGGAGCATCGCCATCGCCTGAGCCTTGCTGACGTGGAAGGCGCTCATGATGCGTCCGACACCAGCACCGTACTGTGTCGAGTACACGAAGGTCTTCGTGGTCTGCCTGTCGAAGCCCAGCGCGCCACTCATCTCGGTGAAGATGTCGCGACCTTCGATGAACACTTCCTTCAGGGATTCCTCCCCGGCGTAGGCCGTGCCCAGCCGCAGCTCTAGCTGGCTGAAGTCGGCGTTGATGAGGGTGTAGCCCTCGCGAGCGATGAAGCACTCCTTGACCCGGCCATTCCACACCTTGTCAGATGTCTTCGGAATCTGCTGGAGGTTCGGCTCAGAGCACGAGAAACGGCCCGTGACGGTGCCGTGGAGCTTGTAGGAGCACCGGAGCCGCCCATCTAGGTCTCGAAGCTCGACATACGGCCTGTACGCGGCGCTGACGGCCTTCTGCCACCCACGGTAGGTCTTCACGAGATCGGCCTCGGGAGAGTTCAGCTTCTCCAGCATCTCGTCGTACTCGCCCATGACCTCTTTGTCAAAGCCGGGTTTGTTCGTCTTCTCGCTCTTCTTGATGATTGGCAGACCCAGCCGCTCGATGAAGATTTCGTTGAGAGCTGTCGGCCCAAGCACGGGCAGCGGGTCAGGGTCGGGATTCGGGTAGCGCTTGGTCGGCTTCTTCGGGACGGCAGGGTAGCCCAGCTCGGCAGCCACACGCTTCAGCTCGGCCTCGCCTATGGCGATCTGCTCCTGTGCCAGCTCTACGTCGATCAGCACGCCTCGGCGCTTCATGGCGAGCAGCGGGCCGTTCACCAGCTCCTGCTTGTGCTCCCAGATGCTCTCAGGCAGCTCGACCCAATTCGGGTGATCTTTCAGCTCCATCCACACACGGAAGGTACTCACAGCGTCCATCACGGCGTAGTCGTACATCTGCTCGGGTGTGATGTTGTGGTTGCCGCTGACCTTTTCGGACTCCACGAAGGGGTCGACGATCTTGCCTGCCTCGTGCAGGTAGAACTGACTCAGCGACTCCAGGCTCTTGCTCTTCGGCCAATTCTCATTGATGAGGTGAGCCTGAGTGCATATGTCTATCCAGCGAGTTGTTGACGCAAAGATGTCAATGGTCTCCAGGCTGAGCAAGTCGAACTGGACGTTGGCGAAGATGAGCAGCGTTGCATCTTCTTCGAGCACCCACTTCAGCATCTCTCGGATGTTGTCGCTGAAGTTCTCCCCGGTCTCGTGTCGGAAGGGCAGGTACTCCTTGAACGGCTTGCCACCAGCGATACCAGCGATGCTCACACCGATGCAGTGATCCCCTTTGGCGACCTTCAGGCCAGTAGTTTCGGTGTCGACAGCCAAGATAAGCTCGCCGTCCGTTTGGCGGGCCTCGTGCAGACGGGTTAGTAGGGCAAGAGCGTCATAGCTGGAGAGAGGCATCCTCTTCCTCCTTCTTCTTGGCGAAGTTCTGCATCAGATTCTCGAACTCGATGGAGAATCCCAGGTGCTCATCGCGGTACACGTCGAACGGGGCGATGGCCCTGCCCAGACGGTTCTTCAGCATGTCGACAGTGATCAGGCTGTCGTTCTCCTTGTCGGGCTTCCGCAAGCTGAGCACGAAGTCGACCTCGGCAGCGATGAACGTGGAGCCGTAGACATCCGACAGCTCGGGAGCCTTTGTCGCGCCCTTCTCGTTCGGGGTCTTCCGGTTGTGGTGGATGATGACCATTGCACAGCGATACTTCTCGCGAACGCTCTGGAGGTAGTGGAAGAACGCCTTCACGCTCAGCTCGTCTGTCATCTCCTTCGAGATGACAGCCTGGAAGCTGTCGATCACCACTACATCGGGCATGAACTCGTCGAGCAGGTTGTTCAGGAAGGCTTGGCCTTCTTTGGTGTCGAGAGGCAGGGGCACCCCGAACGGGGCAACCAGGAAGTTCTTGTTGAGCGTGCGAGCGTCGTCGTAGCCCTGAGCGATCACGCGGAGGAACAGGTTCAGCGGTGCCTTGCTCATTTCCAGAGACAGGAACAGCACCTTCTTGTGGCCCCCGACATTGTTCCATTTGAGGAAACGGTCATGGCCCAGTGCGAGGTGCGCGCCCATCGCGAGAGCGAGCTGTGTCTTGCCGACTCCAGGGTGAGCGGTGATCAGGCCAAGCCCTCCCTCGGCCAGCAGCCCCTCCAGGGTCCAGTTGATTGGGAAGTCTGACTCGATGAAGTCGGTGAAGCCGTAGACCAGCGGAGCGCCTGCCTCATCAGGGGCGATCTCGATGACCGGCTTGCGGAACTTTGACATATCGATGTCAAATGGCTGAGTGTAGCCGTGCTTGGCCCTAGCCCGGTTCACGAAGTCGACGAGCCGCTTATCCCGGTCTCTACGGTTGACGTACTTGCCCCAGCGGTCGTCAGCGTCGTACAGCACAGCCGCGATCTGGTTGTCATCCCAGCCCAGCTCGGCCCCGAGCATGGCGAGCCTCGTGAGAGCGCCCGAACGGTCCTCTTTGGTGCCGTCAGGCTTCGGCTCGAAGTACGCGCCGTCCCGGTTGAACAGCTCGACAGCATCCTCAGTCCAGCGTGCGAGCTGGCGCACGTCGTCGACTGTCGGGAGGTTGCCGAGATCAATCTTGTCGGTGACGATTTCCTTGGCAGAAGGAACAGCGTCGAAGTCCGACAGGGAGTAGGTCACGACTCAGCTCCACGGATGCGGAAGATGACGCCCTTGTTCATCTCGCGAAGGCGCTCACGATACTCGTCCATCGTTTCGTCGTAGACGACCTCACGCTCCACCTTCTTGACAGGTGCTGCGCCGAAAGCTGCCTCGTAGTCGTCGTAGTGGATGAGCCATTCCTTTGCCAGCCCTTCAGCCACGAGTGCTTCCCACCGCGCTACAAAGGCTTCCTGCTCAGTGGTATCTAGGGGGTGCTTGATGATGTGCTGCTTGCGGTCCATCTCACGGAGCTTATTCAGCATTTCAATGGAGCGTGCGAACTCCCGGCGAACGCTTTCAGCCATCTGGTTTTTCAGGTAGCTCGACAGAATCTGGTCATCGCGCATCACTCTGACCACTCCTTGACGTGCACCGGCATGTCACGCTTCCGGTTGATGGTGTGAATGGGACGCAGAATCTGGTCGGCATCCCACCCGCTGGTGTCAGCGTGCAGGACGTAGGCCAGCGAGCGGTTGCGGTCCTCCAGCACGCTGCGGTTAGACACGAACTCGTCGAGCGCCCAGTAGCAGTGATTGTGGCCCTCGATGCTGGACTGCACCACCAGGCTCGGGCGAGGGACGTGGCTCTCGGCGGTGACCTTATCCCAGTCCTCGGGAGCGTTGCCATCGAAGTCGACCCACAACACCCACGCGCCCAGCACAGCTTCCTTCGCGGGGCGTGCCGTCTTGAACATGCCGGGGGCGAAGAACACCTCCGTGTCAGGGTTGCTGGTCCACTTCAGGACGTGGCGCACCACCCCTGCCTTCTGTCGGGGCCAGGAGAAGGTGAACGTGGTCCAGCGCCCGAGCGGGCTGCCATCGTTGGTCTTCACGGGCAGGTACACGAAGGCTTCCGTGTCGTGCCACATGAACTCGAAGAACTCGGTCAGCTCTTCCGTCGTTGCGTCTGTCATCAGGTGTCCAATCTGTATTGCGTGGAGCTGGAAGGACTTGAACCTCCAGAGACCCGTCACGGATTCTAAGGCCGCTAGTCCGTGGTCTTCAGCCCCGTACAGGTGCCCTGCCCTCGGGGGGTTAGGCAGGGCACCCATCTTACTTAGGCGAAGGGGTTGGCCTTCACCGTGGCAGCCGCACCTGCGGGGGCAGATGCGGGCACCTTCGGAGCCGCTGAAGCAGCGCGGGTCGCACGCGGCTTTGCAGCAGTCTTGGCTGCCGGGGCAGGGGTCGCCTCGGCAGGGGTTTCGTCGGCACCGTCGATGGAGGTGATGGTCGCGTTCTGGAAGCTACCACCCTTGCTCACGCGGGTGATCAGAGTCAGGTCGCCGGTGATGCCGACAACCTCATCCGGTCCCGCAGAGTTGACCGCCTCGGGAGCGATGCCCAGCGACAGAAGGCGAGCCTTCAGCCGGGTGAGCGAACCAAGCTCCTTCGCAGTCGGATTGGCGGCGTCAGCAGGCAGCGGGTACCACTCGTTGCGCTCCTTGCCGTCTTCACCAAGCAGCAGCTTGATGATCAGGTAGGAGGTGTCGGGGTGGTTGGTCGAGCCGTCCTGAGCGTAGTAGTCGCCCACCTCGAAGCGGTACTCCCCATCGGGGATAGACCAATCTGGTGCGTCGGGAATGTCAGCAGAGTCGATTCCAAATTCGTCAAGCAATCCAGCCATGATGTGATTTCTCTTTCGTGTGTATTTCTATTGAGCCTGTGACCGACAGGAGGCGGGTACTAGTTGTCCTCGACGAACGCGGGTTCGTCTTCGGCATCAACGACCGGTAGGCCGTCAGTGGGGATTTCGTCAGGCTCGGCCAGCACGCGCTCGGCCTCGGCATCTGTCGTGCCGATCTCGGCCTGCATGTCTGCATCGCCCCACGAGTCGACAGCCTGCACGAAGTCCATGAAGTCGAGCTTGACGCCCGAGCGGAGCGCGCCGATGCGGGTCTTCGCCAGCACCAGGCCGGTCTGCTGAGACTGCACCGTGCGAACGTACTCGGGCTTCGACACCGTGCCCTTCACCTCAGCGCTGACGTAGCCGATGACGTGCATGAGCTTGGCGATGGAGCCAGAGAGCTTCGCGCTCTCGGCGGGGAGGCTCTTGATGACCTTGCGGGCATCGGTCTCGGTCTTCGAGTGGGAGATCAGGATGACGTGGATGCCAGCGTTCATGAACGCCTCGACTGCCTTCCGCATCAGGTCACCCATCGGGCGGTAGTCGGTCCAGTCAGGATTCTCGCGAGGGATGTCACCCGGCAGAGTGCCTTGACGCTCGCGTGTCAATGTGTCGAGCACCTGATCAGCGATGGACGAAGACTCGTCGATGACGACCACGTTGAAATCGTCGAAGCCCTTGGTGCCCTTGGTGATGGCGCTCGCGATGGCCGGAAGGTCACCGTACTCCTTGTACTGGATGCGCTGCACGCCCACCTGGAGCTTCGGCCAGTCGAGCAGAGAGACCCAGCCATCCTTGCTGTCGATGTAGAGGATACGACCGTCGCCCTTGATGGTCTGAGCGGTCATCATCGCGAGGATGGTCTTGCCGCCACCGGGAGGGCCGTAGAGCCAGATGCGATGCAGGAGGTCGATCTCTTCGTTCTCCATGTCTGCCATGCGAGACAGGAGATCAGTAGTCGATGTAGCCATGAGGTTCCTTTGATTCTAGGTGAATGAAGTGAAGTTAGTTTACCAGAGGGTTAGAGTCTTGCACACTCTCGAACAGCTTCGCAAGAGCTTCGTGAAACTTATCGTGAGCCTCTTTGTCTTTGACGACGGAGCCGCACGAGTAGCACTCGAACACCTCTATGGCGAAGGTGCCTTCGTAAGGCACTGACTCGCTCAGCGTGTAAAAGCCGTACTCGTTGTACTCGGGCATTACGCGACTTCATCGGATGCAACAGTCTCAGCGACGAAGTTTCGGCGCTCTCTGATCTTGTACTCGGTTTTTTCCATCAGAGCCACGTTGCCGCCCGACAGATCAGTGATGCACAAGTCCTTGAATGAGCACGACTGGCACACCATCTTGTTCGCCACTCGGTGAGCGCGCAAGTCCTGAAGCTCGGGGTCGAGCGCCTTGATGGACATGATCTCGTCGGCCACGTCCATCTGCTCGACGAAGGTGCGCTGCACCCTCGTGCCGTTCGGCTTCAGGGGCAGAAACTCGATGGACTGCTCCAAGCTCGGGTCTTTGATCTTCCGGTTGCGGAGCATGTTGTACGCACCGTAGGCGACCTTGAATCCCAGCCCTCGGAGGCCCGCCATGTAGAGCGGAATCTGGGGCTGGAGAGCTGCACTGTCGTGGCCGTAGAAGTCGTAGACGAACTTGTGGTCGATCACGACAGTCTTCCCTTGCGGGTCGTTGGCGATCAGGTCGATGATGAACGGGAAGCTCTTGCCATCGGCGTACTCGATGACGAACTCCTTCTCAGCGGCCAGGATGAGCCAGCCCTGCTTGACCAGAGGTTCGTTCGGGAAGTACCACTTGAACACGATCTCGGCCAGCGGGCGCTGCTTCTCGCCATCCTCGAAGCCCTCGGCAACGATCAAGTCGTACATCTCGTGTGCCTTTGACAACGCAGCGTCAAAATGTGCGAGCTGCTTAGCCCGGTCGTCGACAGAGCCGTTCAGAATCTCGGTGTAGAAGGCATCGAGAATCCGGTGGCCTGCTGACCCGAGCGCCAGAGACTTGCTCGTGGTGATGCGCTCCAGCGACTTCGTGTAGCCGTAGAAGTGCTTGCGCTTGCAGAGCAGGTAGGTGCTCGACTCGGAGTAGCTAACTGTGGGCAATGGTCTGTGCCTTCCATACTAGGCGGTCGATAGCTCGGGCGAGCGTCGGCCAGTTCTTGCCGAGTAGCTGCATCTCCCGGTAGTGGAGAAGGGGAAAAGAGCCAGGGTTCACCCAAGCGTTGACAATGGACTGCTCTTCTGGCGTCAGCTTCTCGGACAGGCGACGGGCAGCGATCAACGTCTTGGCTGCTTGCACCAATTCGTCACGCGGGACGTAGGTGCTCGATAGTGCGGCATCCAACTCGTCCGCCAGGGCGAACACTTCCCGTTCGGTTTCTTCGGGGTCAGTCGCGCTCATGGGTCTTCCAATACTCGTTGTCCCAGGCCAGAGCCTCGGTCATCTCGGCAGCCTCAGCGTCGACCTTCTTGCGGCGCTCCAGCTCGTTCTGATGGTCGGTGCTGGCATCGAAAATGCCGGTCACGGCATCGTCGATCTCGCTGATGATGAAGCTGCCGATTACGGCAGAGTGTGGTCCTCTGGGCACTACTTCCTGCTTCAGCCATTCGGCCAAAGCCGTGACGCCGGGAATGTCCTCGGGAGATAGATCGAGCTTTTTCATTGCATGTGTCCACTTCATTTTGATTTGAGACCCTGAACGGGATTGAAAGTTAGTTTACCAGGATGCTAGTCGTCCGTGTCAACATCTGCCCGCATATTTTTTCTACCCGAGTGAGCTTCCTCGATCTCTTCAGGGGTCGCGAGGGTATCGGGGTCGTGCTTGAACACCTGCATTCCCTCGGGAGCGACAGGCATCCAGGGCTGGTCAGCAGCAGGGCGCTCGCCCTCGTAGTAGCGGTTGTTTTGTGCGTGCCAATAGGTGTGACAGCTCGTGCAGATGCGATGGACGTTGAGCGGCCCATTGTTGATCGTGTTCTTGTCGGGGCCGTGGTGTCGGTGACCAGCGTGCGGCCCCTCCTTGGTCGGGGAGATGGTGTTGCCGTCGCATCCGACAATGGGCACGACACCCCCACCAGCGAACGCGAGACCGGACCACTCACAGAGCTGACCATCGAAGATCGGGTACAGCATGGCAGCACGCTTGCGCCCAGTGCTCTTGACATCACCGATGTCAGAGGGGTCAAGAACAGGTCGGCCAGGGTCGTTCACGAACGCTGCCGCGTCCGCATCTTTGCTCTTGGCACAGCAGCATCGAAGGTGTTCAGCGGTGATCTCGTCGACCACAGGCTCCGTCACCAGCTCGGGGGCATAGCACTCGTCGTGCAGCCCTACGATGCAGGCCCAGCACTTCTCAACCATCAGCACGTCAGTCATCTTCCCTCGTACTGCCAGAGAACGGCGTTGCAGTAGGCATGAACAGCACCTTCGGTGAGGTCGGTCTTGTGGTCGTGCTGTACTGATTGAGGTCGATACCCTCTGGCAATAGGCGCATCACATCACGCTCCCATCAGCCATAGCCTGTCGGAGGTCCATTGCCATCTCTCGGTCACCCATCATCGTGCTCTTGAACGCTTCCACGATACCGTCCTTTCGCTTGATCGTGTTTGACATCCATGTGTCAACACTGGCGCGTAGCCGGTAGACGAAGACGTGGTTCTCTTCGGTCTGCCCGATACGGTTCGTGCGCCCATATGCCTGGTCCCGCTTGCCGGGGTTCCATTCCTCGTCGAGGATGTGCGTGACGGTCGCCTCGTTGAGGTTCAGCCCCGTGCCGCCCGTCTTGTAGTTGATGAGCACGACATCCCACTTCGCTTCTTCGTGGTTCGCCCGGTTGAAGTTGAGCTTGATAGCGGAGCGGAGGTCGTTGGGGGTGTTGCCGTCGAGCACGACAGCTCGGATGCCCTCGGCGGTGACGCGCTTCTCGAACTCGCGTAGCCCTGTCGAGAACTGGCTGAAGACGATCTGCCGGTGACCCTGCTCGTGCATCCCCTTCAGGTTGTTCATGAGCGTGTCCATCTTGATCGACTCGTCGATCTCAGAGCCGTCGAAGATGGTCTCTCCGAACGTCGGGCTGTCTTCGTCCTTGTCGACGACAACGATGCCACCGGGCCACACGTTCGCCTGCCGCTTGCGCGTGATGAGCGCGATGAGGTGCATGATCGTGAGCTGCTGTCCTGAGTCGAGCTGGAGCTGAGCTTGCTCGGTGAGCTGTCGGATGGCTTTGTACTGCTTCTTGTAGCTCTCCTTGTCCATCTCGATAGGGATAATGTTGACGGTCTGCTTGGGCAGCACTACGTCAGTGTCGGCCAGCGTGCGGGCGATGAAGATGCCAGCGATGAGCGGCTTCAGCATGTTCAGCGCGGTCTCCGAACGGAAGTCCCACTTCCCACTCATCGCGTTCTGCGCGAGGAAGTTGGTCTGGAAGCTCGACTTCGTGTTGAACAGCACGGGGTTGCAGAGGTTGAGCAG